CTATTTATCTGCGCGGAGCCTGTCAGCATAAATGCCCAAGCTGGTACCTCGGCCGCTGACAATAATGTGACCGCCAGAGACCAGATTGCGCCTAACCTCCTCCGGAACGCCACACAGGCGCTCGAACACGATTGGAAAACTTTGCAGCTCGATCGAAGACGGGCATCGACTGGAAATGTGCCGGTTGGCATCGGCAACGGTGAAAGAAAGCTCGACCTGGCTCCCGGCCAGCAATGCAATGATCATCGGACCAGTGAAGACGACAGCGTGATTCCCGAACAAATAACCAAGAAGCGGAGCACCGATCACGGCCACCGCCTTTCTGACCTCGCCGCCGTCCGGAGCCGTGGCCAACCTTCTGCAGACGATCCAAACTGCGCCGCCGGCAGAAATCAGACCAACACCAACGCCCACAAGGAATGTGCGGTTCAGCCACTCCGTCGACGGCAAGAACTGAATGCCAAACATCTTGGCCAATACAGGCAGTGCACCAGCTAGCGCCCAGATACCAATTACGATCCCGGTCTTGCCAAGCGATTGACCTGGCGTATTTCCTCGTTCGCTCATCCGTCCCCGCAGTTCTCTCGACAGAGTGCACCTGTGACATGGTGGGGGTTGTAGCTTCAAGAGCATCAATCGGTGGATGAGAATTATTTCTAACGGCGCGATTCGAGCCCACGACCCCTTGCCCCCCAGGAGAGAGGGCTAATTCAGGCGTTTGCGGCCTGTACACCTACTCGCTTCGGGAATTATTTCGGGACTCTGCGACTCGATTTTGTTTCCGTCTTAATCGCCAAGGCCCCTCACTTTTGCGACTATCGCGCCGTCCGGACCATGGCCTAGCCTCCGATCAAAGGAGACAATCATGGAACCGACCTCATTCATCACCGAGCTTGACGACGACGATTTGCGTGAGTTTTGCCTAGTGGGCATCTTTCACCTTGCTCATGCAAATTGGGTCAACGGGGTCGACGACGACGTGTGGAGCGACGTGCTCGAGGAGGCCTACCAGCGCGGTTGGACAGACATGCACATCGTGTTCGAGAAGGCATCAGTGAATTAGACATCCCTTGAGAACAAAAGCCCGCGCCCTACCATCTTCGGCAGGAGGAAACGTCATGCGAAAAATTCCTGCGCCGAAGCATCCAAAATACCACCCAGATCGTGACCTCCTTTGCCAGGAGGCTTTGGAGGGCGAATTCCTGTCACTTGCCGATCGAGCGCAACTGTCCGGTTGGTCACGCGAGGAAGTCGCGACGGCATTGATCGAGCTTGCAGACAACTATTTCCTAGAAAATGCCGATCTCGAAATGTTCGAGCTTGGTGCCGGCGTTGTGCTGCTCGCGCGGAAACCGCATTAATCCCTCCCCAAGTAGGCGTCGAAGCCTATCTTCGCCGGGTATTAACCGATGTCGCTGATTATCCCATTCTGCGGCCATGTAACCTTGCACCGGAGTTGTGACTTGATTGACGTTCTTCTTGAGTTGTTTGGCTACACCACCGCTAGGCTGGTACTGCCAATCATCACTCTCGGAAAGGTGCGCGTTCAACCAATAGCCTCGGCCGATAGAGGTTTCAGCTGGCTCGGGTTCAAACGGGTCGCCGATGGCTCGCTGATGTGCCGCGCTGATATGGCGGGATTGATCGGTGTCCTGCTGTGGTTGCTTACTGCCATTCTTTTCTTCGTGTCCCCATAACGCTCCCGCAGCAGGACGCTTACTCGCGAAATCTCGGTGTTGACTCTCTGCCTCAATGAGAACATTTGTAGAACATAAGCATTGAGAAGGCCCTGCAGAATGAGTGACGAAGTCGGCGCTACCAAGAGAGCGGAAAGCGGCCTGGTCGAGCACCTTTGCGAGCATCCGGGCTGCACGAAGTGGGGGAGCTTCGGCTATGCCCACGGACGAGCAGCGCCAAACTGGTATTGCTTCGAACACCGGATCGAATGGCCACCTGCCAAGAGGTCCTAACTCACCGGCGCTGGCGGGCGCCTTTCACGACATGCGGCTTGTCAAAACCTCGATCGAGGAAGAAAGCGCATGTCTGGGAAACAGCCGGTCATTATAGATACGCTCGGAAGACTGCTGGATGACGGCTATCGGTTTAATCTCTGGTGCCTGGATTGCCGCCGCGGCGGAATCAGCCCGATAGAGCCGTTTGTGAAGAAGCTCGGGCGCGATCACTCTCTTTATATCAGGGGGCACGTGAAGTGCGCCAAGTGCGGCCGCAAGAACGTCGAGGTGCGGATACAGGCGCCGGCTGGTGGCGTGCGCCCGGTTCAGGGATGACGCCGCCTGTCTACCCGCAGATCTGCGAGTTGTGATGCCAGATTGTCTTGTTCCATATAGGCCCGAGTTTCAGAAGCGGAGTGCGTATACATGGCCAAGATGAACGAAACCTCGATGGAGCTTTCCCTGCAAATTGGTGAGCGTCTCAGAACGATTCGCCAAATGCGGGGGCTTTCCCAGGAAAAGGTGGCGACATCGCTTGGCATAACGTTCCAGCAGATTCAGAAATATGAGCGCGGGGCGAACCGCATCTCCGTTCCAACCTTGATTCAGATCTGCGAAGTCCTGAACGCCCACCCGATGGAAATCATCGGGGACTTTTCAATGGACGACAGGGCCGAGAAACCGAACGTGCTTCTCCAGCGGCTTGAGAAAGCAGAAAACAAACTGGCCCGGGTGCAGAAAATCCTCGCCGAGCGGGATTGATGCGGGAACCTTTTTTCGGGCACTCTCTTTAAGTTGTTCCCCGAACCTTGATTAGGCCCCTCTTCCCCGGGGCCTATTTTTTGAGATCGAAGACGTCGCCATTGTCGGCCAGCTCGCGCAGCCCTTTGAACGATGGATGCCGCAACTTCCCGTCGCTGGTGATCTCGGTATAGGTGATTTCGGCGACGAATACCGGTTCGCAGAACACAGCGTTCTTTCGCTTGAGCGCGACCGGCGGCACCTTTGCCGGCATGGCTGCCAGTTGCTTGCGAAGGTCGCGGGCCATCTTGTCGGTAAAGCCTGTGCCGACGCCGCCAACATAGACCAACTCGTCGCCTCGCCTCGCAGCCAGCAGCAGTCGCGAAATCGCTCCGGTCACTTTCGTTGAAGGTTCATATCCCACGACGATAAAGCCGTCACTCTGGATGCACTTCAATTTGAGCCAATCACCGAGCCGGCCTGAACGGTACGGCGCCCGCCTGTCCTTGGCGATAATACCTTCAAGGCCGAGCTTGCAGGCATGCGCAAGGATAGCCGCGCCCTCGCCTTCAATCTCTTCTGACAATCGAATAACCGTGCCGCCCTCGGCGATCGCATCTTCGAGCATCGTCCGGCGCTCCCGCTGTTCCATGCCCCGCAGGTCGTGACCGTCAAAGTAGAGGAGATCGAAGGCATAGAACCGCGCCTCATCGGCTTCGCGCTTGCCCCCTCGGCCGCCCAATGCCGCCTGAAGCAGGCCGAAGTTCGAACGCCCGCCCTCGTCGAGCACGACCGCCTCGCCGTCGAGAATCATGGTTGTTGGCCCAAAAACCTTCGCTGCCGCCTCGATCGCCGGGAAACGGTGCGTCCAGTCATGGCCACCACGCGTCAGGATACGCACCCGGCTCGGCTCGACATGAACCGCCAGGCGATAGCCATCCCAATTGATTTCGAATGCCCAGTCGCCAGCGGCCGGCACCCTCTTGGCAAGCAGCGCGAGGCAAGGCTCGACGCGATCTGGCATGGGGGCGACTGACTGTTGTTTTGGTGGTCCTTTCACCATGGCGCATTAGATGCACGGAAGCGGCAATGTGTCATCATCGTAGAAGCTGATTGCCGTCGCGTTGTCCGCCTCGATGCGCTGCAGGAGCGCGCGCATAACGCGCGTGTCGACTGGGTGGGCTACTGTGTCCAACATAGCCTGGATGCCGTCGGCAGAGTGCGCCAAAACTCGCGACCCGGCGAAAAGTTCCGGCGTGGGACTTCAGTCTGACCAGCCCTTGGCAAAGGTCTGAGGTCGATTGTTGCGCCGTCGCGTCGCGCTAAATTCCTCAATTAGCCCATGTCGCTGAAGACCCTCAGAAGAAAAAGTCATGGGTGGGTAACGGCTCCAGAGCGTTTGTTTCCGTCCCTGCAGCTCTGGGGCTGTTACCAATTGGAGGAGACCATGGGAGTTATCGGGATGTATGAAAGGCACAGATTTCAGCAGCCGGAAAAAACCGCATCAACCGGGTTGCCGATCGGCGTGATGCTTCTCTCGGTAGCAGCGATAGCCGTTTACCTGATCGTTGGCGGCGAAATTCTCAACGACAATAGTCGGGATGTCGCCGTGTACCTTCCCCAGGTAGAGGCGAAATAGCTTTCCGGCAACAGGAGGCAAAATGAGCTTGTTAAAGCTAGGGCGGGCTCGCCTGGGTATGGCGCTACCGCGCCATCGTCGGTGGTTGCTCGCAATCAAGGACGAGCGATTGGACGATCTCTTTGAATGCTATGCATTGGCATCAACGACGCTCGACAAGCTCCTGCGTGAAGTTCCCCGTCGAGAAGCGCTGATAGACGAATACGAGGAGGTCTGCCGTGACCTGCAGGTAGATGTGGTAGAGCTGCTCGCCCTCTTGGAGGAGCGACACTTGCAGCGAAGCCAGCAGGACCTCGCATAGAGATGATAACGCGGTAACGCTCCCAAGCAGGTTGGAACAATTCCTTGGCTTCCGCGTTTAGCGCCTACCTGTGACAGCTGCCACTCCCCCCGCGGCCGCTGTCCCACTCTCTCGGCCCCTTCCGCAAGGGGCCGTTTCTTTGTGCGCTACAGAGCTCTCTACCAACGGCGGTCGACGCACGTAAATCTCAACTTTTGCTCACTTGGAGCCAATTGGAGATTTCGCTATCTTTAAGCGGTAGCTCATAGAGGGAGGTCTATATGGCTATTCAGGTTGACCAGTCAGGCTTTGAACTCGCACCCGAACAGATCGGTACCCTACAAAGGATATTCGATCGAATTTGCTTCGAAGCAAGAATTCCGCGCCAAGATACCCGTGCCGCTCGCCTCGCAAAATTCCTGATGGACGAATTTAGGTTCGGCAATACCGATGAATTGACATTGACCGAATGCGGCCGCTGGTTCTGCAGGCGGGTTGCCCCGACACCTCGAATTCAGAGCGGACAGCAACCCTTCGGGATGCAACACTAAGCGCTGTCGTTTTCATCGATCCCTTCCGCAGGCGCTGGAACCAACCCGGATGCTAGGCGTTTTGACAAGGTGGATTACGTCACAACCTCCAAGGTCTCGGCGGGCACCGAAATCCGCTGAGACCTTCTTTCAAGGCAGTTGCGTTCTTCGCGCTTTTGATTTGCGTTGGCGTTATGGAAGGCAACCTCCAACGCGGAATCCGGACGGCCTATCGCCCTCCAAACGTCAACGGCCGTCTGGATCTCCCCGCAATTTCAGAGTTGAATCGCCCCGGTGACAGCGCATAATTCAATGCGGGCTAAGGTCGGCCTATTGCGCCCGGGCTGGGGGCTAGCGCTATGAACAAATCGGTTGGATCTCGCAAAGAGATGATAATGCCTGACGACTTCGAGAAGATTGAAGCCGTCTTCCGGGAATTGGTGCGGGAAAGGCATCTCGCCTTGGACAGCGAGGAAGCCGATATGCTTGCGGCGCGGCTGATCAGCCTTTTTCAAAGTGGCATCCACGATCACGAGGCGCTGAAGCAGACGGCCGAGTTTCTCTAATCATGGACCGCCGTCTGGCAGCGCGCCTCGCAAAGGGCTGTGGGAACTATTTTCCGCTCTTGTGGTTATATTAGTGCACGCACAAAAGCGATTCAGATGATGATCCGTCGGGATCGTGTGCAAGGATGGCCTCCGCCACTCGGAGGTCATCCTTTTAGTTTCGCGCCCTAGCAAGGGGCGGGCGTTTCTTTTTTAGACCTTCCCAATGATGACGAACACGATGCGCCGTATCGCTTCGGCGAAACTCACCCCCAGCGCCATCGCCGCAATTCCGGTGACGCCGAGCGCACCGATGCCCATCAGCTTCCATCGCTTCACGTCGTCGGTGACCGGCTTCATCTCCGCCACGTCAGCAACAATTGTTGCCGTAGACGTCTCGAGATGACCGACGCGACCGACAAGCTCATCCATTCGGCGATGCACGCCGGCACGGCTTTCGGCCGCCTTGTCTTCCGCTCGGTCAGCGCCTTCCTCTATTCGGCGCATGGTGTCCTGCAGGGCGCGCATTCCTGCCGCCAGTTCGCCAAGTTGGCGATGGACAGCCGCTTCGGTCTCTGTGGATGCCATTACCGCCCTTCCCCATGCCTCACGCATTCCGCGTTTGTCCAGACGCCACCGGCGCAAAGCCCGACGACAGTCCGGTCAATCTTCCGCTGATCTGCCGGCGTCGCCCCGCGCGCGCCGACCAGGTCAGTCCCGACGACCCGCCGCAGGCCGTCCACACTTGCTGGCGCCGAAGTCCCACAGCCCATCAGGGCAAGTGTCATAGTCAGAGCGAGCATCGCCCGCGGAATGTGCCGCCGCATTGTTCTGCCTCTCGAATGCGTTGGTGATTGATCGGGCGCCGTCCTCGCGGATCTCAAGAACGGTCCAGGTGATGGCGGCGAGCACGAGCACGCCACCGAGGATCTTCGGCCAGGGGATCATGCCGGATAGAGCCGATTGCGGATGAAGAGGAAGGCGCCGCCCGCAAACGACGCGACAATGATGCCGGCGAGTGCCCACTGCAGCGGGCCATTGCCGGTGAAGGCAAAGCCGAGCGTCGAGACGATGCCGGCAAGCCAGCTGACATTTTCCTTCGTCACGACTTCCGGCGCCTTCGGTGCGGCCGGCTGCGTGTTGGTCGAGACGAACTCGCCCTTGGCCCAAAGCCCGGCTTCGGCCGCGCGACGATTGACGAGACCCTTCACCCGCTTGCCGCCGGCGTTGACCCACTTCATCAGCTCGGCCGGTACGGCGTCATAGTCACCGGCATTCAGCTTTTTCAGCAGCGACGACTTGCCGAGCCTGCCGGTGTTGAAGTCGAAGGACACGAGCACGGCATGCTGGTTATCCGTCAACGGCACCTTCACCAGCCGTGCGACCCGCTCCTCGAACTGGGCGAGATCGGCGCGCAGGATCTCTTCGGCGCGTGCCTCGGTGATCACCATGGTTGGTGTCACCGTCGGAGCGCCGGCCGCGCTCGTGTGGCCGTAGCCGATGGTCCAGATGCCGCCTACATCTCGATAGGCCTTCGTCTTCAGGCCTTCCCACTGTTTGACGAGCGCAAGGCCCGCCGCGTTGATGCGTCGGTTCATGTTCATCTGATTTCCTATTTTTTAGTGCTACTTTGATAACTGTCCGCTGCAGTTCGACGAGCGAATAGGTTGCGGAGATGAGATTGAATTGGTCGCCTGATATTCGGCGCTCCATTGTTCGCAGACTCATAGCGTCCGCCGTTTTCTCCTACCTGGTGCGGAAACGCCGGCGAGACGAACACGTTTTTCAGATGGTGTTTGCAGTTCACCCAAATGCGGAGAGGGCCGACCACGCTCACGCGCCCGATCAACAGCGACGGCGGAAACGGAGATTTTCTGACGATCAACTGTCCGAATACATGGCGGCTGGACTAGCCCTATACCCAACGGGGGTACAGCGTTTATTGCGCGAAATACGGGCGCCCTATTCCACAAGGAAGGAGGTGGAACGCCAAACCACGCACACGCTTTTGGCGCTGGCAAATCACATGCCGTTTATCGCCTCGTTACCGGACAAAGAGCGCCTCGACGCGAGCTGGGAACTAGTGGCGGACTTCATCGACGCAGTTAGAGAATGCGTCCGTTCCGACAATGGCGTTGAGGATCCGACCCAGATTTAGATGGTTGGCGCTATTTCTGCGGGCTCCGCTTTGGGCCCATCGGCAACGGGCTGTGAGACAGCTCCGCCTAAGGGCTGGGCAATGCCGAGGCGAGCGCGGACACTGGCCACATAGTTCGCATCGTGCCCGTCCAAGACGGACAGAGCTTCATTGAGCATGCTGGCCAGGCTGTCGAGCCCGTTAGCGTGCCGCTCATTTTCTTCCTGCAGTAGCGTGTTCTGGCGCTTGAGCGAGTTGACGAGCGAGGACATCCTTATACCCCCATCCAATTGACGGTGGCTGCAGACTCAATCGCAGCAGCCGTTTCAGCCGCCGCCACCGCCTTTTTCGCGCCGAGCCGCTTTGCCTCGATACTGGCGGAGACAACCTGCCACTGCTCGAACGTGGCAATGATCTCCGCCGCCTTATCGGCTACGCTGACGCCATCAAGTGCGGCTTCGGCAACGATATGCGGGATGTCGCTTTCCAGCGCCGGCGGATCCACGAGCGCCGCCCGGGCTTCGGTCAGCTTCTGCTGGTACGCCATCGTCTGGCCCGATCCAGCGGTGATGAAATTCAGGCGGTACTTTTCGGCATCGCGATCAATCTTGGTGATGGCGTCGAGACGCATGGCCGGTAGGTCGGGTTCGACTGGAGCCGGGTTCCACTCGGCCTGCAGGTTCTGGACGATCGAAGGAAGCTCGGGCCACGTCATCGGCGGGTGGTCGACGTAGGCGTCTTCCTGCTTACCGAGTTGCTCGACGACCCGAGCACGCTGGGCGGCCGGCAGCTCGGCGGTCAGTTTGCCGGCGACGGTGAACCAGAAGTCCCGGCAGTTGAAGAAATCCTGCCGGCCGAGCCACCAGGCGATGGAGGCCATCCAGTATTCGCCTTGGCCGGCCTGAACGCCTTTCAGGAGGGCTTCAATCATCGGGTTATAGCTGTTCTCGATGCTGTACATTGGGGTTCTCTCGTTGGGATTAGGCGGGGATGCCGAAGATGAAGTAACGGATGCCGACGGGCGCATAGGCGCCTGACGTGCGCCAGTTGCCGGGACTGTCGGCGCGATTGTAGTAATCGCCGACATTGCCCGCGAAGGTGTGGAACCGGGCGTTGTTGGCCGTCAGCTCGCAATAGGTGCTTTCCCCTGCGTGGGCTTGGCCGCTGTAGCTGTATTTCAGCCGCTTCACGAACGGCAGTCGCCACAACGCACTCCACGACATCGGGAGGTTGCTTTGTCCGAGGCTCGCACCGTTGCCGGCGCCGTGATGCGTCAGGTATTTCACCATCGGGAACATGCCGGTCCCGTCAAATGGAATGTCCGTAATCAGGTCGTTACCCGCACCGAAGGCGAAATACCCTTGCGCCAGGATTTGGACTTGCGGACGCCGCGTATCGATGACGATATCCGCCCATGACGGCGGGTCGGCGGAACCTGGGCGAAGGAGTTGGACGACGTCCACGCCTCCCTCAGTGAACGTCCGCAAGGGCTTATTGCTTCCACCGGTCGGTGCGCTTGTGTCCTCAAGATAGAGCATGAACCGAGCGCGCATCGCCTTCGTCGCGCTGAAGCCGATATTCGTCCCGTCAAACCAATACTCGGCGCCGAAATCGAGAACCTGCGGATTGGACGGGTACATGATCGTCGCGCTGTCGTAAAAATGAACGTCCAACACGACGGTATCCGGGAGGGAAACTCCGGTGTTGTAGTAGCTCACGCCAGCGGGAAGCGCGATATCTGCCGCAGCGATCACCTTCACCGGCATTTTCGAGGGATCGAAAGCCATCTGCTGAGCCGTTGCGGTGTCGACGTTGTAGCCCGGCCTGGCAATCTTCGTCTCAGTTGACGTGATCTTGATGGTCTTGGTGCCGTTCGGCGTCAGGACAGGCGCATCATCCGGCGCGACGTTGTTGCCCGGCAAATTCCAGACGATCAACCGCTTGTCGCGCGATCGGAATTTATTGAATGCATCGATGGTGTCGTTCGGCGTGACAATGATCGGAGTCCCGTAGGAGAAGTTCCCCAGATTGTTGTTGAGGACCATGTTTTCCGCCCATCCAATTTGAGCGAAATTTCCCACGGCATAGAAGCCGCCCTGACCGTTGTAGTAGGCACCGTTATCGGTCCAGGCGACCATCTGTTGATTGTAGACGTTGCTTCCGCCGCCCTTTTTCGCCTTAACGTCAAACAACGGGACGTTATACCGGAGCGTAGGGAACGCGGTGTTGCGAAAACCCCAAAGCGTTCCCTGCGCAGTGGTGACAGACATGTAAGTGAACGTCGCGGAATTGCTTCCCGGAGGATAGTAGCTGGGGCCGCTGCCAGCCTGGAACGTGTTCACCACCCATATGTCACACAAGCTCGCTTGAATGGCGAACTTGCTGTTATAGAGGAACTTCCAGCGCTCACTATCCGGCGTCGAATAGGGATTGTCTGCATTGTTCTTCATGACCTTGAGGGCACCGGAGCCGGTGTAGTCGTTGCCTATTCGGATCCTCGCCATCAGGTAAACACCTCGATGCCGCCATTGTTGAAGTCCAACAAGAGCTTGCCGTTGACGCTGCGGGCAACGCCGGAGAAGTAGGCGTCGCCGAAGTTCGCGGAGATGGCCGAGAGGTTGTTCACGTTCAGCTTATCGGCCGTAATGGAGCCATCAACGATCAGCTCTGCCGCATTTGCCCGCATCAATACGAGGCGGTCAAAGATCAGGTTGTTAACGGCAGAGGAGTTGTGGTGGAAAAGCTGAACCCTGGCGAACTTGGCGTTCGCGGGGGCCGTCACCTTGCCTGTACGCACCGTGAAAGCAGACGGGATCGGGGCGTTGCTTACGACGTCGGACGAACTGATCAGCACCTTGGCAGAAGTCAGCCAAAGGACGCGGAAGTACGCGCCCGCCGCCTGTGCGCCTTGGTTCCCTCGGACGGAAGTTTCTCCATACAGAACCTCCCCGGCTCTGACCGGAATGTCGTAGTCGGGCAGCATCTGAACGTTGATGCTCCCCGCCTCGTTGCCAGTCCCCTTTTGCAGGTTGACCGAGTAAGCACCGGTTTGGACGTACTGCGCCTCGGTGAGTAGGTAGAAACTGCCGGAGCCGCTGACCGCGCCCCAGTAGTTGCTGATGCTGCCCTCATCGAAATAACCGTTCGCGACAAGATTTGTGTAGTCGGTCAACACCAGCTGTTTGGCGGTGATCGCGTTCGCGGCAATGTGGTTTGCGCCGATTGTGTTCGCCGCAATCTTGTCGCCGGTAATCGCGGCAGCCGCGATCTTGACGGCGGTAATGGCGCCTGTAGCGATCTCGGTAGCGGTGACAGCACCGACCGCTATCTTCGCTGTCGTGATGGCGTTGGTGGCGATGTTGTCGGCAACAATGGAGCCGGTGACGATCTGCCCGCCTGTGACCATCGTGGTTCCGGACGGCGACCACGGCGACGGCTCGGTCTGATTCGAGGACGCTTTCCCGAAGAAGGCGTTCTTAAACCAAACGTAACTGGTCGCGCCGGTCTGTGTGCCGGCATGACGAATGAAGACGACGGCCGATGCTGCGTTTGCAGGCGCGGTGGCAAACAAGGTTTGGCGGCGGTAGTTCGACAAGAGCCCGACAGGATTTCCGTCTTCTGAAGGGATCGCAGCCGTAACCGGGTAGGCTATGTTCGCGCCCGATGCATCAAACCACCCGATGTACAATCGCCTGTCGGCACGGTGGGCATAGGTGTAGGCCGAGAACTCGTAACGTTCGCCCGCCTCTACCGGGTATTGCTTGATTGCGTTTGTGACGACGTCCCATGGCCCGACGTCGAAGACATCGCCCGAGTTCAGACGGGTGTGGAGAATTTGAAGCGACCCGCCCGCTACGCCGTAGGTGTCTGTCCTCATTTGATAGCTGAAGAATGAAGGCGCGCTGGAGTGGCGCATCCCCCATGCCGTCAGGCCGGCAACGAAGTCGGAGTTCTCGATGTAGTTCGCGCCGACGCCAATCGCCAACTTGTCGGCAGTGATGGCACCGGCAGCGAGTTTTGCGGTGGTGATGGCATTCGCCGCGATCTGATCGGCAGCAACAGCTCCGACCGCAATCTTTCCGGCGACCACAGAGTATGCTGCAAGCTTGTCCGACGTGATCGCCGACGCTGCGATCATCGTTGCCGTCAAGCTGCCGTCCACGATCAAGTTTGCGGCGTTCGCACGACGCAAGATCAACTGGTCGAAGATCAAGTTCTGCGTCGTTGTCTGTGTGTTGTGGTTGAAGAGTTCAACCCGCGCAAAAGCCGCGCCGGCAGGCACAACGAACTGACGGGAATAGGTCACCCATGACGCTGTGATGGGGACGTTGACCATGATGTCAGCGAACCCGCCCGTTGCCACCTTCGCGGCGTCATACCAACGAATGCGGAAGAAAGCTCCCGCGCTCGCCGGCGTCTGGTTCGTCCTGATCGAGGTTTCGCCATAGAGGGTTTCGCCCTCCTTGACCGGGAACGTCGCCGAGGCAACCCCAGCAACAGAAACCGATACAGTGAGGTCGCCTGTTGGTTTCTGAAGTATCAGCGAATGGGTGCCGGTCCTTACCAGCGTCGGGTAGCTGGCCCTGCTCAGATAGCCAAGGGTGCCGCCATTGTTTGGCGCGCCCCAATAATCAGTAATGGCGGCCGTGTCTTCAAAGCCGCCGTTCGGGATCAGGTTCTCCAAGTCGGCAAGCAAGAGGGTCCGCGCAGTGATCGCATTCGTGGCAATCTTGTCGGCCACGACCGAGCCCGCGACCAGCTTCGGCGTAGTGATCGCGTTATCGGCAATCTTGGTTTCAGTGACGGCGTTCGTCGCCAGCTTGGCCGCGTCAACCGCAAGTGCGGCGAGCTTGCTGTTTGTGATCAAGGCGTCGGCCAACTGACCGGAGACGAGTTGCCCTGTAATGTCGGCCGCCGCCGTATCCTTCACCCACTGGCCATTGCGATAGCGGTAAACCTTGCCATCGGTCGTCAGATAGGCTTGCCGCCCCTCGGCGTTACCCGTCGTCGGCAGGGCGCTGACGACCTCCACGGGCTTGATGCCCGAGGCGAACTTGGTCGCGTCGACCGCTTCACTGGCAAGCTTCTGGGCCGTTACAGCTGCATCGGCCAGCTTGCTCGAAATCACGGCCTGCGACGCAAGAATGTCGCTGCTCACCGCCGCGACCTGGAGCTTTGCTGTCGTCACGGCCTGATTGGCGAGTTTGAGGCTGGTGATTGCCTCATTGATGATTTTGTTTGCGGTGATCGCTGCTTCCGCGATCTTCGCCGCCGTGATCGAGTTGTCGAGGACGTCTAGGTTGCCTGTCGGAACCGACGTGGCACGCCATGGCGTCTCGGTGCGCAAACGATCGGGCACTGTCGTGATCGTCGCTTTCGCGCGGTAGCTCTTGCCGGAAACAACGTTCTTCGTCGTGAAGAGCTCGCCAGATTCCGGCTCGATGCAGACGTCCTGAAAGGTCTGGCTGCCATCAATAATCGCATAGGTAATGTTGACAGCAGTGATCGTCGGATCGTTCGGAGGCGTCCACGTGAATTTAAGGCATGGCATCTGGCTGCCGTTGGCGCCGGCAATGATGCCCGCCTCGACGTTGAAATCTTGAATGACGGAAAGCAGCGATGGATTGATCGGCGGCGTCGGCGGGATGACGATCGGGCCGGGCGCGATATCGCCATCATCGTAAATGTCGGCGCCAACTTCCCCGAGGACGAACGTGACCTCGAACGCTTCCGAGAGCTGCCACTCCATCACCATCCAGGTCTTGCCTTCGAAGGCGACCCATTCGCCTTCCTGAACAGCAAAACCAACGCGCCGGCTAACCGGCACTGTGGCCGTGCCGCCCTTGCGGTTCTGGCGATAGCGGATGTTCAGCAGGTACTGCGCAATGTCCGGATCATGTACCTGCAGGAAATCGTTCGACGTCTGCCGCGCCCGCTTGTCGGCGGCGACGTCGGCATTCACGACAATCGTCTTCAGGCTCTCTGGATTCCACATCGCTTCCGGAGAAGTGAACTGGCCGGAGAGGTGATTGAACAGCGCGAAGGCGGATTTGCGCAGCTGTTTCTGCTTGGCCCGCTTCACCGGGATATCGGTCTGCGTGATTTCCAGCACCGGGATCTGCGGCGCGCCAACGATGACACCCGACAGACCGCGCCGGTTGATCGCGTAGCCAGCCATGGCGTCGTCGAATGCGGACAGCGCTTCCGTATGATCGGTATCACTGTCGACCCAGAGCGAGCATTGATAGGTCGGCTTGCCCTTGCGCAACGTACGGCAATAGTTGATCGCCGCGAAATACGACGGCAGATCGAGCTGGCCGAGCGACTTGCCCTCGCCAACGATTGTGCGGTCGGAACGAAGGCCACGCAGGCCGAGCTGGTAGTTCAGCCTGTGGATCGCCGGCACGAGCGTGTGCACCCACGTCGAAGGATCATCGATGCGCTGCGGACCGACGCCGCCGGCGACCGTCGAATCCTTCGTCGGATCGTATTCGCGCAATCCTCGCAGCACGAACTCGATGTCCGGACGTCCCTTGCCGGCGTCGCGGAAGAACTGCAGATGATAGTAAAGCTCGACGACGACATAGCAGAGCCCGCTCAGGCGGCTCGTCGCCTTCCATTTGTTGCCGAGGCCCGCAGTCACGTCGACGAGGCGCTGGTCGACGCCTTGACCCGGCCGACCGTCATAGAAGCGGATGGAGACGGAACTGTTGCCGTCACCGTCGATGAAGCCCTCTACGCCATAGCGCGCGACCTCGTTGCCGATCGTTGGCTGGGCGACAAGATTGTGTTTCTGGCCGTACATAAAGACGTGGGGCTCCAGACCGTCGCACCAGCCGCTCGCCAGAACGAAGACATGGGCGTTCAGTTTGTTGCCTTTGTCCCACTTGGCATAAAAGACGCGGTGGCCCTTCGTTTTTCCGGTGCCATAGAGCGTGCCCGCCGGCACGTCTCCTCCCATCTGCACCTGACCCTGAACGGCGGTGAACTTCTGCTTGTTCTGCTGGCTCTGCTTGACCTTGGCGAAGGCGAACTTCGCGCCAAAGGCCAATGCGCCGCCGACGATTTTGCCAACCAGGGCAGAGCCGAATAGCGTCCCGACCGCCGCGCCGATACCAGTGAAAATTGCCATGGAAAGACTTATCCGAGATGAAACGTTGCGATGACGTCGGAAAGGCCGTGATCAGAACGGCCCCTCTCGGTTTTGGTAATGAAGCGCAGGCCAAGGCAGATGCCGACATGTTCGGCGCCGTCAGCCAAGCGAAGGATGACGAGATCCCCGAAGCGGGCCGAGGCGCCGCCGGCCGGCTCCTGCCCCAGCTCGGCCGCAAAGAAGTCGACAAGGTTCGAGAACCCGCGACGCCGCAGTGCGCGTTGTGCACCTGGCAGCGTCCGGTATGCGCCGCGATACTTCTCGACGAGAGAGCCGCCGTGCAGGGCGTCCGCCATGGCGCAGCCCAGATGAAAGCAATCTGCCGGGCCATAGGCATAGGGGGTCGATAGCTCACGCGTCAGCGTGGCCTCGACAATGCGAAAGCGGTTCATGATTACCTCGAAACCTGTCCCCACTCTTCGGGGATGGTGCCGACCGTCGCCACGTATTCGAGGCCCGTGTCGGTTTCGTCATTGTCAAACTGCTGCTCGGCAAGGCTGCGCTTGACCAGCGTTTGCCCGCGTGCCGAGCGGCCGGGGGGGCTGCAGCTCGATCGTTAGTGTGAGTGACCGCGTGCCTTTATCGTCGGCAGCGCTCTTATCGTAGGTCACCTTGTCTATCTCGTAGACGCTCGAAGCCAGAACGCCGAGCACGGTGCTGGAATTCGGCAGGCCAGCAAGGTGACTAATGATTACCGGCGCATTCGGGTAGTCGTATTGCTCGACCATTGCGATGGCGTCGTCAGGATCGGCGACGGGGATGTTCGAGAATTTGATGATCCGGCTAGTGACCGATACGCCTAGCGCACTGCGCATGTCGCCGTGCTCGAGGAACCGATTGGGCAGGTAGACGATGCCGTTATAGGTGTAGTCCCTCCCACCTCGATGATAACCGACGGGCGCTCGCCCTGGTAAATCGAAGCGGACGAGATCAAGGCGCGAAATGTTCCCGCCTTCGAGTGCGGCGGCGACTGCCGGGTCTAAGATCGTCATGAGAAAAAGACCTCTGTCGCTGAAAATGAACCCTCGCGCCCCGCCCAGGACTTGGGGGCGGATACGCTGCCCGCATCCATGGTCATGACACAGCAAGGTTTTTCGAAATGGACCGACGCCGCCGTAGTGAAGTGCTGCAGGTCCAGAGCGAACATGATCGCGAGCGTTACCACGCCGCTGCTGTTGGCTGTTGCCGGTGCCACTATGCGGTGAAGAGATCGAACCAACGCCGACTGCCTGAGCTCGACATAGTCACCCGGCGAGAGCTTGAACCCGGCTGGGAGACCCGAAACGATGATGGTGCCGTTGTTGACGATGGATTGCAGGACGGCTTGACCATTAAAGGCACCGCCGCCGGCTTTTGTGCCAGACAGAGGCTTTCCAGCGTTGTGGGCAATGGGTCGAGGCCGGAAGAGATCGAAGCCGAGGAATGGAGCGCCCCTAGAGCTGGCCAGCATGACGAATGCATCAAAGACACCGTACTGTGCCGGCGTCAGCCAATTCGTCGAGTAGGAGGCCCGCCAGTACGCCGTCATCGACGACACCTGTTCTGTGCGGCGACCCTCCATTAGCGAAACGTCGCTCGGGCTGATCGGATCGAAGCTGCAATCCTTCCAGGGCAAGACCGGTAAACTGATTGGATCAGCCAAATTGTGACTCCCCGTTCGTGTAGATTTCCCGGTTGTTGCTGTTGTTCTGCTGCACGATCTGGATCGTGTTATTGCCAGCTTGCTCGACGATCCGAGCTTCGACGTCCGGTGACATCCGAACCTCAATGACGGTATGGCTCAATTGCATTGACCCCGAAGACGGTCCCGACGCATTGCCAAGTGCAGCCATGTTGGTGTTCGCGGCGTTATGCAGGCGATGGTTCGGTACGACTTCCTCGCCACCCCTAAACCGGACGAGCTCGGGCCCCTTCTCACCAACCCAAGCGACACCCGGGCGGGCCGAAGACGTGCCGCTCGCGTAACCGCGAAGACCGGCCCACGGATCGACGGCTGTCTTGCCGCCACCGAACAAGCCGCCGAGCAGACCCAGCAGACCACCGCCACCGGCGCCCTTCCCGGCGTAGCCAACTTCAAATACGGCGTCGATGACGTCGGTCAGCAGCTTGTCGGCGATCCTGTCGAGCACGCCCAACGCGGCATCGCCGAACGACTCCCAAACCGACTTGCCACGCTCAAGCCCGGCAAAGAAGTCGTCAAAGAAGCTATGGGTGAGCATCTTCGAGAACTCGATAGCCTCGCCCATGCGGATGGTTTCGGCCTCGACCGAAGCCATGACCTGGGCGAGCGCGGATAGTTCGCTCTTCTGTGCGTCAGTGAGCGAGATGCCCCGCTGCTGCGCCTCGTTCAGGAACTGGGTTTCGTAGCGCAGCGCGGCCGCGGCTTCTTCCGTCAGACCGAAGGCGTCCCGCTCCGCCTCGAGCGCAGCAATCTGCCGTTCGGCGCCCTTGACGATGTCATCGTATTTTTCGAGGTCGCTCTTGCCGCCGGCCCGCTTCTTTGACTTCTCGTCGACGTCGGTCAGGCCCTTGGCGAGATCCTTGATCTTGCCGGCCGCCGTTGAGGCGTACTCGCCAATAGCCTCGATACCTTTGCCAACGTAGTCGGTGCCTTGGGCTGTTTTCATCTCTTTCGCGATGATGCTGGCGGCTTCTAGTGCTTCGTCCTTGTAAGGGTTCCTGACTGTTCCAAAGTCTACGGGATCGATTCCACCGAACGTTCCGATATCGAGACCGACTTTTCCAGCTAGGCCGCTGAGGGCGTCGTAGGTTCCGCTGATGAAGTCAGAGATCATCGAGATCACCTTGTTCACCATCATCTCGGTGCCCTTCAATACCAGCTGAGCGGTACTGTAGATCACAGCTCCCAGAGCTGCAGGGAGCAATGACCATGCGGATTTAATTCCGTTGAAGCCTCCAACAAAGGCCGCGATTATGAAATTCACGCCTGCTTTGGCGTCCGCGACGATGTCGCGACCAAATATCTGAGCCAATTCATCGCGAAAGATGTTCGCCGCGGCAACAGCAGCAGTTATGCCAGCAACGAAGGCGAGAACTGGGTTTGCCAGGATGAACGCGCCAGCAAGGATCCCGAGTTGGACAACCAGTCTACCCAGAAATGCTATCAAGGTGACGATGCCGCCGACGATCGCTGGCGCATAAATTAACGCCAGGGCCGCCGCTGCGGCCACCGCGTATGGTGCGATAGCTTCGAGCACGTCGGCAAGGGCGATCAATGCTGACTGCGCAAGTTTAGACCAATTCAAGAACTGCAATAACGCAGCCACAAGCGCTATCACACCGATAGTCACTAGGCTCACCGGGGAGATGACTGACAGAATCGCTTGGCCAAGCCCCTTCACGGGGCTCTCCATCGTCGACAACACGGCCGCGAGCTGAGTGCCCTGCTGCAAGGCTATTTGCATCGGTCCCATACCCATTTGGGCAGAGACGGCAATGTCTTGAAATTGGGCTGCAATGTTCGCGAGATTGCCTCTACCGCCCGCGCCAGCCATATTTTGGTTCGCTGCCCGCTTCATCATCTCAATTTGCTTCGATGCGGAAGCTGCGGCGGCTCCCTCGGTCGCATATGCCTTTGCGGCGGCGGCCGCTGCGCCGCTAGCACCACGATTGGCCCCAGAAAGTCCATTGGCTGCGGCTTCTGCGCGAGCCGCCGCTCCCGACAGCTGATTGAGCGCCTGCGTTCCCTTTTCAACTGAGCCGCTTTCCACCTTCAAACCGAGAGTTGCGACATCCGTCATCGCTTTTCCTTTTCAAAGAACGTGCGCTATCGTCCTGCCCTTCAATCGGAGGATGATTCATGCGCTTTATGTTAATCGGTGCAGTAGTGGCGTTGCTCGCCGCCGGAAACGCCAATGCGGGATGCAAGTCCGACTTGCTGTCGGTTTCGGACTGGTCCGTGACCGTTAATGCCGAAGAAGAGGCAGAGGTGGCCGTCACCTTAGCAAGCAGCTTTAAGAAGCCCACCAGGATGATCGACGCCAGCGTGGTCTTTGAAGACACGTTGGGTCAGAGAATCGGCCAGGTTCCTGCTGATAGCGACGAAAGCCTCGCCGTGGGTGCCTCATTCGATGCCCACGGCTCGTTCTCCGGAACCAAGCTGGACCGGGCAGCAAAACTGGCGCGCAACGACGTAAAGGTGACAACCTGCGTTCGCGGCGTCGTCTACGAAGACGGCACCAAGGAAGAGTTCAAGTAGGGCGCACGTGGCCGCGTTGGGTATTTGAGGTAGGATCGAGGGAGTGGGCGATGGTGGAAAGCTATAAGAAGCTGCGGGAAGAGTCGAAAGAGACGTTGATCCAAAAGTACGACGTGGTCGCGCCCCATACCGTTTCCGGTTTGAACTATTACCGAGATGAGATAGCTCGACGTGACGCCGAGGAGCAAAGCCTACTCATTCTCAATTTTACGAAGCAGATGCGTGACATGACGGTTGCCATCACAGTGATGACGGGCTTGGTCTTGGTTCTCACGATGGTCAACGTTTATCTGGTGTGGCCGAAATGAGCGAGACTAAAGACGATCGTGGGTCGAAACCGCCCTGCCTCCTACATGGCCCGAACATCGACCGCGAGGAGGCGCTCCATCGGAGCCTACGCGACTGCCTTATCGGGCATGGCTACCTGCCGCTCGACCAGAGCACGACCTAGACATCAACATCAGCGACAACGGGTAGAGTAAAAAATTCGACTCGACTCTACATTGCGATTCGTGATGGATTGCATTCTTTAGCCCACAAAGAGCAATTCCTAACGGACGTCGCTTCGGTTTGCCCTCCTTTCGGGTGAATTCGCACTCCAAACCTTACAAAAAGTTAACCCTATTAACTAATTGCTAACGCGGATTTGTTGACTTATATGTCAATAGAAAATGAGATAGAAGCGCACTGCAATGCCGGTCACCTCTCCCTTCTGGAACCAGTGAGGCTATCTTTCTTGGTAAAGCGCCATATCTTCATTGGCGGGGAAGCGAGAAGCTTCATCACTTGGGATGGGTCGATCGATGAGGAATACGAAAGTGTTTCAGGTCGAACTATTGGCGTATTGGAGCGTTTCTCAAACGGCAGTTATGTAACGGTTGGGATGGATCCGCATGATAAAGAAGCTCGAAGCCAGATTGCCCGCGTCGATCCAAGGGGTGAAGGAATATTTGACTATCGGATTAACGATCCAAACCCAGCCGTACGACTCTTCGGCGGCTTTGCGACGAAGGACGTTCTCGTTCTTCTGACTTGGTACCCCAGGGAAAATTGCGACTTCGCCGCTGAGGTCGCACGATGTAGAGCCCAGTGGGACAGCTTGTTCCCCAAAACGCCCCCCATTCGTTCAGATAGAATTGAAGATCATGTCTCAAAACACTTCCATATTGGCTAGACCCACTGGGGACGAAAAAGTTTCCAAGAGAGCTATCGGCTACGCCAGCGAGTCCGCTCGGGAGGAACTGTTCGATCTTGTTTTGCGGAACTGCGTTGAGTCGGGTGTCACTAAGGCAACGCTCGCGCGCAGGTTGGACAAAGATCCTGCCCAGATCACTCGTCTGTTGGGTGCCCCTGGAAACTGGACAATCGATACGGTCGCAGAGCTGCTGTTTGCTATTGACGGGAGCCTCTTGAGCGCATCCTCCTTCCAACCGTTGGATGAACCAGTCGGCAATATGCGGCACGCCACATGTTTCGCGAGATCCCAAACCGACATTGATGTCATTTACGTCTCTGAGGTCCCGAAAAAAGCTAAGCATTCATCCAGAGCGGCATTGTCATGGAAGTAAAGATCCAAGCGCTCTTTTGCGACCATGTTCGCCGGGACGCAGAGGGCACTTTCATTCTAATTGGCGTTTATCCTGGCATCATCTTTCTCGAAAAGGACCTTGGGAAAACGGTCAACAACTTCATCCAGATCAATGATCTTCCCGCTGGCAAGCATAAGGTTCGCTTGCACGTCACCTTCGAACCAAAGAACGGCGGTGATCTCGTAACGATGGCGAAACAGTCGACATCGATACATGGCGAGGACGATATGGACCAAATCGCCGTGGTGCTCACCCCAATGGGCTTAGAACTTGGGATGGAAGAAGAGGGAAAGATCCGTCTCTTTATCGGCATTGACGACGATGATGAGATTGAGGTCGCCAGCTTGGTCGTGAAATTGTTCGAGCATGATCCCGAGGAAGGGCAACCCGAAACAAGAGATTAGACGGTCGCCCGATGACATACATGAAGACCCGAGACTTCCCCTCGGGTCTTGTTTCCGGGCAGTGCGCCGTACAATCCCACAGGGAGCAAGCCTTGTGCTACTTGGCTTCGCGCGTTCTAATCGACTCGCTTTCCTTCTCAATCTCTTTGCAGAACCGCGCATCCATCGACTTGAGGATTAAAACCTCCTCGCGTGTGACCAGGTTGCCCGTGATTTGGCACCAAGCCAGGAGCTCAAGATTGGAAACAGGGACTGGCCCTGAGAACCCCGGCGCCTGCGACTGCCGGAGCTCCCAAAACCAGTCCCAGATAAAGGCTCCGTGGTCCGGCACCTCCGTTTCTGGGCTTTCCGTGTCGAAGGCTTCATTGCGCTCGCGCCTGGTCTCGCCTTCCTTGTCGCGGACGCTGTCGTAACGAGCGACGACAGCGACCGCCTCGGCTAGGGCTACGCCGAGCTCTTCGTAAAATTTGCCCGATCCTCCGAAGCCGCCGCGATCTGGTCATAGATCCAGCCGGCTTCTTCGAGGACCTCACGCACCTGCTCAAAGGTGCATTCCGGCTTGTCGCCCTTCCAGTCATGGTCGCCCCAGTCCCACGAGGCGACGGAAGCGGCAGCCTTGTCGAGATATTCGGCCTCGACCTTGCTCGACGTGAGCTTCTTCTTGCGGCTGGCAAGGAACTTATCGCTGTGCTGGCGAACGACACGCTTTACAGCGTCGCTCTCGGCCGAGCGGATCATGAAGCGAATGCCGATGAGCTCGTCGGTGTCCGGGCCGGTGAGCTTCAGTTCGAAAAGGTCTTCGGAATTGACGAGCTTGGAAATGTCCATGTTTTCACCTCAGATTACGGAATGGGGGTCGGATTGACGCGGATCGGCAGCTGGTTGAGGCCGATCGTGAAGCGTTCGAGTTCGAAGTCGTCGGAGCCGCCGCCCGGATAGAGCGGGCCGGAGACAACGCCGCGGCTGTAAAAAATGGTATTCGTCTTGCCGGCGCCGCCGTCGTTGCGTTCGATCTTGATGGCCATATTGTCGAGATTGAGCGGGTCGCCGAAGGTGCGCAGGATCATCTGACCCGCATCGTCGAAGACCGAAGCGACCTCGATCTGAGGATCGCCGGCGTTGGCGGTGCCCTTCTGTTTCTGGGTCACCGGCTCGTCGAGCGTGTTGTAGCTGTTCATGGTGCTGTCGGCTCCGAAATCACCGACATTTCCGACCTTGCCAACCTGCACCCAGGTCAGCGCTACAAAGGCGGACTGGATGAGATCGGTATTCTGGGCTAGCGCGCAAACATAGACCTTGCTGCCCTTCTTCGTTGCCTTGTTTGCCATGTTAGTTCTCCGGTTCGAAGGCGTGGTAGGGGATGGTGATCGGGATCTGGACCCGTTCACTCTCTTGGAGCGGGCCTGCCGCCCATGGCTCGCTGCTGATCGTGATCCTCACGCCAGAGGCGAATAGCGTTTGGTTCTTGAAGTGGTCGATGACCTGGTCGACGACTTCGAGGGCGTCGATGATCCCCTGCCCGACCGGCCAAACCACCGAGACCTGAAGCAACCCGCGCTTCTGTTGCGGATCGTCGCCCATGGTCACCTGGCGCGTCTGGTTAGGCATGAAGGCAAGGCGCAGGTACTTTGGCGGCGATGGCTGCCCAGCGACCGGGAACACGACGTTCGGCCCGGCGATTGGCAGCACCTGCGGCATCGCGCGCAGTCGATCGGTGAGCGCTTTGAAGATGATTGCGTCGGAACCAACGGCCATGTATCGGTTGCCTATGTCTGAAAAGCCGCCTCTCAGCGACGATGAAGTGTACGAGCGCATCCATGCGGCACTGCTGGCATTGGGCCGGGATAGCGCCGCAACAGTGCGAGGCGACACCTCTCTCAAGGCCGCCCGGAAAGCGCTGACGATGCTTCAGCTTGGTTTGCTGGCAGCGATTGAAAAGAACATCGATACCAACGCAGCGATCAAAGACCCAGACGGGCCTTCAACTCGCCAGCCTTACGATCCACGATGATTGGCCAGTTCTGAGCGGCGAGGCGAACGAAGCCATCGGCAGGCTGGCCGTTCGATCCATATTCCCGGTGGCCGGCATAGGCCGCGGTGTAGCCAAAATAGAGAGTCTCTCCGATATCGGCTCCGGCGATTACTGCCTCGACCTGGTCGAACGTCGTCGCATAGCTGTTTGGCCCAGATCCGGCCGCCGGGTTCTTGCCCGGAACAATCGAGGGCATCGCCGAGGTAGAAGCGAGGAGCGACGCCCGGAGAAAGCCGGTGTCAACGCGCATGCGCCCGCCCTGCCCGGTCGGCTTCTGCATCTCCTCGACGACCTCTTGAGTAGCCTCTTTGAACACAGCCTCGACTGCGCCCTCGACCTTGTCCGCCCACTGTGCGACCGCCGCGCTGAATGAAAGCGTTGCCATCAAGCCGCCTCGGCTCGGTATCGACGCACGACGGCGCCGATGTAGTCGATCTTGTATTCCAATCGGCAACGGCAACCTGACGTTTCCATGATCGGCGCGCGCGGGTCACCTGGATAGCGAAGAAGCGCACCTGATGGGCTCTGAAACACCTCGTCGATGCCGACGCCGTTGCCGTTCAGAACACGGTGCGTGTGCCGAACGCGGCTGTCGCCGGCGGATCGCCAAATCTTGGTGACGTCCTGCGCCTGCACCTTGCCAACCTCGATCTGCTGCCGCATCGCTTCGTCACGTGCGGAGCCGAGTGCCATCATGGTTTCGGTGCGCGCCAACATTTCGCCGCGGAGCAACAGGTTCTTGTCGTTGAGCCTACCGATGATCCTGGTCAGCGCATCAGCAGCGACCGGCTTGCCTTCGCGAATGGCGGCCGACACTGAGCGGTCAAAGCGCTTATCCCGGGTCTTGAGCTCGAAATACTTCTTCATCAGGTCTGGATCGCCCGATGCGAGATTGCCTCGGGCCCGCTCGATGAAATCAATCTGGTACCGGGTCAGGCCAATGACGCCACCCTCACGGCGGCCGGTGACACGGTTCTGACGGCCGACGACATCAAGAGCTGTCGCACGCGGGTTTGCTCCTCGGGCAAGCCCTTGTTCCAATGCCTGGCGGACACCCTGCCGTTGATCCTCGGTGATGTGCGTGACCATCGTCGAAGACAGATCGCGCAGGATCGCCTCGGCAACCGGATTGCGGACACCAAAGCGCCATATGACACGGTTGCCCTGCTGGTCCATTACCTTTGGTAGTTCGCCAACGGCATTGGTGCCGCCGGCGTTGAACGCCTCTTGCAGGGCGATTTCGAGCGCCGAGAATGCCTCTGGCTCAAGCTGCATGGCCTCGATCGCGCCATTCACATCGCCGCGTTCGAGGCGTTCGACGACACGTGCGAGGATGATATTCGACTTGATGTCGTCCACCGCCTCTCTAAATGCCGCGGCAAGGCGTGGTTCGTACGTGGCGAGCAATTCGTCGAATGTCATACGATTCTCGTTTTTTGGCCGGCAGGAAGGACTATGATGGTGGCTAACCACAGACCGTTAGCTGGCAATCTCAGGGCTCGTATGATCCTCTTGTTGCTCGTTTTCATTCCACTGGCTTTCTACACGCAAGGCTTGGCTCGCGCGGGCTTGGTTTTGCTGATCGTCGCCATCATGTTTCAAGCGTTTATCGGCCCACCGGATCCAGTCACCCAATCGATCGCAAATGCCCTCGATGTGGTTGCCGACCCGATCCGCGCCTTGCTTGACCGAGGCTAGGAGGCCGTTCGCCCCTGGACGATGAAAACAACGTTCGTCACGCCGTCGTATTTGTTCGGGTCGCCATTCACGATGGCGTAGTCGGTACCGTTGGCAGTGACGATGTCGCCGACAGTGGGCTCGATCGCGAGGCCGACGGACGAAATGTAGATGTGCATGTCACCGCTGCGGATAGTGGTCCCGTCGATGTAACGTGCCTCGTAGGCCATCGGGACCAGCGTTGCCGGGTAAGGCGTCGGGACTGGCTCACCTCCCAAGATTGGGTCGGGTGGCGTGAGGCGCGTGACGACGCCAGCTTGGCCGTACTTGGCAATGAGCCGCTGTGCCGTGGCTTGCAGGCGGGCATAAAGTGGGTTCGACATCTTTAGCTCTTCCTTTTTGAGAGCCTGGGCATATTTACGCCTTCATCTCCGCGACGCTTTCTCAAGGATCTGGGCTCATGACCGCCGCTATCAGCATCCTCGTCACAGTCCTTTTCGTCGCCGTAGTGCTCTATCTCGTCCAGAAGCTTCCGATCGACTCTAGGATGAAGCAGATGGCTCAGATCGTCATTCTGATCGTCGGCGCGGTTTCGTTACTCAGCTCTCTGGGCGTGTTCTGATCGGCACACCTACACCACCAACGCACCCGGCCAGACCGGCGTCAGGAATTGCCCGAGCAGCCCTTCGATCGCGGTCACGACCGGTGTTGCGAGCGCGACGAGGTCATCGAGGTTCGTTGAGGAAGAAGTTGAATATTCGACTTCAAGCTGTCCGATCTTCTCGCGTTTCACCGTTTGCGTGCCGGTCACCACCGGCGAAAGGCTGCCTGGGTTCGTCAACTCGAGGAATGCCGCCTCGTATGAGGCGTTGATGATCGCCACGGGGATTTCGTTCGAGGGGATAGCCTCGCCATAGTAGGTCGTGGCGCCTGTGCGCGGCCATGCCCGCTCTTGGGCATACCCACCGGCCCTTTGGCCGCTGAACCTCGGCTCATACCGATCGATCACCAGAGCGCCGCGCTGACGAGCTGCGGCAATCTGAGGATCGGTCGTCCCCTCAGGAATGACATAGCCGGCGGCTGCAGCGTAGGTCTTGAACTCTGCATCTGTTCCATATCCAGCCATGTCATTCTCCGATGGGTAGAACCCGGCGCTTATGCGCCGGGGTTGGTTGCCAGTTCTTCGAGAGCGGCGACGATCTCGTCCTTCTTCGCGGGCGTCTTATCGCCGAGAAGCTTGGAGGCCGCAGACTTGAAGGACATGAACTGCACGTTCGGATCGTTCGCCATGGCGAGGACTTCCGTCACGGACTTGGAAGAGCTGCCTTCGTCAGCGACAGCCTCATCGCCGTCGAGTTTCAGATGGCCCGCATCCACCCAGGCTTTCACCACTGGATGGTCCTTCACCGTCTTCCAGTCGGCCGCTTCGACTTCAAGTGAAGCGCCGGCTGCAATGACCGGGCCGCCCGGGATGCCGAAGCCGCCCGGGCGCGTATTCTGAATAGTAATCTTAGACATAGCGAGTACTCCTCAGATGCCGTCGAGGTAGCGCATGGCGCCCGGACGACGAACTTCGACACCGCCGAGGCGGAAGATGCCCGGCACTTCGAACTTCAGCAGACGCTGTTCGGCCTGCAGCCAGCGGAGCGGCATAGGCACGTGCATCTTCACGACGTCAGGCGAGCGGCGATAGGCCACCATGCGGTGAGTGCTACCGGCGCCGGCGGTTTCCAGACCGAAGACTGCCCGAATAGTCAGCGGCCGGCCGGTCCGGATCGTGTAGATGTTCGCCCGCTGGATATGCTCCAGGATGGTCGTGGTCATCGTCGCGTCCAGACGCTTGGTCGCGATGAGCGCATACCGATCCTGGTCGAGCAGGATTGTGTCGGCCTGCTCGATGCCGTTGGACGCGGTGAAGATGACCCCGAGCACGCTGTTGACGTCGGCGAGGATCTCGTCGGCCGTCTTGGTGGTCCAAGTCGCGGTGCCGCCCGCGCCGTTCGCCGCGGTAATGGCCGTGACGGACGTGGTGTTGAGCAGGCCGGTCATGCCGAGCTTGGAGCGACCCAGGAACGCGACGTTGTCGACGTATTGCTCGTACTTCCGACGGGCCGCATCGGCGCGGTCGTTCTGCAGGCGGATGCCGTATGCCTGGGCATGGGCAAGCTCCTGCAGATTGTACCGGTAGCCGATCGCCGCCATCCAGACACGGCTGTTGCCGCTGTCCAGCTTGAAGTCGACGAATGGGATGTCATCGCCATCCGCCGCGAACTCGCGGGCCTGGCCGACGTCATCGCCCATCGAAAAGAAGTCGATAGCCGTGGTCCAGTCCGGCGCCGAGTTATCGACGGGCACGAGCTCGCGATACTGGAAGTCCGGATACTGGCGAGCGTAGATGCCCGGCTCGATGTAGTTCTGAGCCGTGCGCAGGAAGTTCAGCGCCAGCGCGGGCGCGTCAGTGGTGAACATGTGCGTTCTCCTTACTTGGTGACGCCAAGGCGGAGACGCGCGAGCTGGTTGGTACCGCTCGTGACGCTTGCCCATTCGGCATTTTCGATCAGCTGGTTGGCTGCCGAGTTGGAAACGTTGGTGAAGCCGCCAGTCGGGGTCATATAGACCGGGTCGCCCTGAGCGACGGCGACGAGCGCGGTGACCCAAATCGAACCGTTCTTCATAACGCTGATCTGGTCGTACGGCTTGTAGACCTCGCCGTTAGCGTAGGGCAGCGTGCGATCGACGACGGCAACGCCGGCGAACTTTCCGATCGCTGCCGGCAGCTTCACCGTGTCTTCGACCGTGTCGTAGATCACGCCCACGCCGAACGGGATATTGCCGGAAGCGGCCGCAACGATCATCGACGTGATGAAAGGCGGCTCAGTGGTGGCGATCATACCGGGATAGCCGGCCGGCGTGTCGCGCGAATAGGAGATGGGAGGAAAGGCCATTATGCGTTCTCCTTCTGATTGCCCATCCAGGCGTTACGATCGCGGGCTAGCATTGCCTCGTAAGCCTTGTTGGAATCGGTGAGGTCCGCATCCGAGGTGAGCCCCTGCTTCACGGCATTGCGGAACGGGTCGCTGGGGTTCCTCGCCGCGTCCTCGACGAGCGTGTCGAAGCGGGCGTCGATGTAGGCGTCGGACTTGCCGGCAACGGCGGCGTCGCCGATCTTGGCGGTAACGACGGCCTTGCGGATGGCAGCGTCGGACAGGCCCTCGGTCTTGACGTCATTGGCGATTGCCTTGGCGGTGGCGATGAGATCGCCGCGGGCCTGAACGCGCTTGTCGAGGTCGGCATCCGAAAGGATCTTGCCGGTGAGCTCGTCAATCTTAGCGTCCTTCTTCGCCAGGTCGGCATCCTTGGCGGCCAGTGCCGTCTGATGTGCCGTTTCAGTGGCGGTCATTTTGGATACGGCGTCGGCAAGGCGCTGCTGCAGCGTGCCGATCACCGTGGCACCCTGGTCGGTTACTTCAACCGGGATGCCATCGACGGTAACCGTCTTCAGGGTCATGATCTTTTCCTCTTGCGGTTTATGATCACTGGTGAACGGGGCAGCGCCCCACGACCTCACACCGTCGCCGATGCGAGCTTGTGATCCGGCGCGGCCGCGCTGCACGATGGCAACGTGGTTGATCCGGATATCTTTCTGGATGGCGTCGTACTTCTCGCCTTCGGGCGTGGTGCCCGGCTCCCATGCGAGATCGCAGGTGTAGCCGGCGGATAGCTCCCGCTTGCCCTCGTCGACGGATTTGATGGCGGCAGCATCCATGACGATGAGCGGGATGCGGACGAACTCGCCATCGCGTGCGACCTCGTCACCGATCTGACCGACGGCTAGGTCTTTCCAGTTGGTGGCGCTGACGGCTTCGTCCGGGTGATCGTTCGTGACCGGCTTGTGGGCGTATGAGCTAAGGCTATCGCGGGAGAAAACCTGGTCGGGAGGCCGGTACACCTTCACGACAGGCATTTCCGACTTGCCCACTTCATGGCCGGCATAGTCCTGGATGCCGGTGCGCGCGGTGCGGACCTCGGCGACAAGGTAGCCGTCGGCGGTCCGTCGCGTGCCCGCGATCGGTGCAGCGTCTGTGAATTGCATCCCGTTAACCAATCTTTTGAAATCGCCAGTGCACTGATGAAGCGTTGATCGCCGTGCAACCGCTAGTCACGAGGAATGTATGACAAGAACTCAGTCGTGGATCGTAGCCGTCTCGGCGCTGACTATAGCCACACTCTTGACGGCAATTCTTGCCGGGTGGTTCTATCTGGGGCCGACATTAGCTGCTCGGTACTTGGCGTACGACTTCGACCTCATCGCCGCTTCTGGAACAATCGGAGACTCTTTCGGTCCCCTGAACGCTCTGTTTGCTGCATTCGGCTTCCTCGCGGTTATGGTCACTCTGATCATTCAGGGCTTCTCAATCCGCAACCAACAGAAGGAGATTGGTAGAGCGCAAGCTGATTTGCACCGGCAACGCTTCGAAAGTTCCTTTTTTCAGCTGCTTGACCTAATGCGGCAGGTGCGCGCGGAGATCGTTTACACAACCACAACCAAGACAAAAAACGGTCGCTTGGTTGGAGGGCGCGCGTTGAAAGGCGCCTACGAAGACGCCAAGCATTTGTTGATTCGCGAAACGCCAATCGACAGGAAGCTTTCTAAAACCGAAATTGCCAAACTTTATAAGGGGCACATTCACATAAGGAGCGAGGACGGCCTCGGTCCTTATTTCAGGTTGATCTACACAATTTTGCGCAGAATCCATCAAGACTCTGTGCTGACCGAAGAGGAAAAGGTTCAGTATGGGAACCTCTTGCGGGGGCAACTCGGTAGTCCGGAGGTGGCGTTGCTAGTACTAAACGGCCTAACCAAGGATTCACGCGATTTATCAGAGTATCTCAACCGCTTCCGTATACCTCGATATCTACCGGACAGCTCGGTTCGGAGGTCGGTCAAGGAATTCTATACCCCCACGGCATTCGAGCCGCGTGGCGATTAAAAACGGCGTCTTGCCCGTCTCGTTGCGATTAACCACCCTCGTGAGGGGTGGCGATAGACTGCAAGAACAACATCAAAAGCGGCTGCGCACGGTACTCTCCAAACCGCGTATCAATGCTCAGCCGACATGGTTTGCAGGCATCTGCACCTGAGAACGTCAGGCCGTCCACGTTATCAAAAGCAAACAACCCCAAGGCCACGAAACGAGCTAACGAAAAATCTAAAGCCTGTGGATCAATCCCGAAATCGTCGGCTGTCATTTTCTGCGCTTCGGCCTTGGCCTGGGATAAATCATCCAGGGACAGTCGCTGAATGATTTTCAGATCGTGAGGTTCTAGGTTTCTTACAATGTTCGTGACGAGCCGGTTGATTGTTACTGGCTGGTCAGGAGCCAAAGAGTTAGCGATATATTGTGCCCACACTTCCTGCAGCGCCGGATCCGCCTCAAGCTCCAAAGCTTCAATCAACGGCACCGCAGAACGATCATCAAGAGTAACGTCAGCCCAAGAGACGCCTAATTCATCGAGCTTTTTGCGCGTTGTGATGAAAACGGCGGCACGATTCCTGACCTTGAAGCCAGTTGTCCAATCAGCAGCAGCTTCAGCTAAGTTAGCGATTGACGCTCTAAACGTCGTTCGAAAGAACCCACCAACCTTCTCACCTGTTTCGAGACTTTTTTGACCTAACTTGGCGATTTCCTGAGCCGCTTTGGCCTGCTCATCAGTTAGCATTGCCGGTTGCCTCATGTTGCTGGTTGCGCTCTTGCCATGACTTTGGGGAGCGGATAGCACAACGTCAAGTAGCCAAGGTTTGAACCATTGAATCTGACTCTGCTGTTGCTGCAGTGAGCTCTTCCGGCGATGCCTCTTGTTCGGATAATCTGCCATGTTCCTCCACGGCAGCATCGAGACCAGGCAAAGACCCATCTTCCACAAGCGCATTGACCAAGGCGTCAGAAACGGCTCGCGAGGAATAATTTCCTGCCCCGGTGAAGTGCCCACCAACTGCCGCGCGGCGTCGGCTTTCGTCTTGAAGACGTCGGCTTTTTCCTTTTCGGACATGCCCCAGAGCGGCGCCCACTCATAGTAGATGTCGGCGTCGCGTGAGCCGGTACCGCTGCGGATGATGCACTCGTCGAGCCGCATCATGGCCGGCTTCATCTCGACTTCCTGCATGGCCTGCAGGCGATCGTAGTAGTTGCGCAGGTCGCTTTCGCCTGTGGCATTCATGCCGGCCGGTGACTGGCCGAGAAGCCGGGTTGCGGGAATGTCGGCCGCGCCGGAAACAATCTGCAGGAAGGACATGAGGATTTCCGGAAGCGTGGCGAAGCTCGCCGTCTTCTGTTCGAACTCCTCTTCCTTGTCGAGCAGCAGGTCGCCGTTGATGCCCTTGGCCGTGGCGGCGAGTGTGTAGCGCTCCAGGATCTTCGCGCGGTACTCGGCGTTGCCGATGTTCTGCATAAAGTCCGGAAGCCGGATAATGTTGACCTTGGCCTCGAAAACGAGGCTCGCAATGTTCGCCGCCGTGCCATCGGCCTGTTTGATAGCCTCGACGACCGACAAGAGGACACTGTCGCCCCAACCCGGATAGGCGCTTGTGACAATCTCGTCGTCCGGCGCCGGGTTGCCGTTGAAGATGACCAGGCGCGATGGATGAATTTCGACCTGACGGCCGTTGGCTGAACTCACCTGGTAGATCTTCGGCTTGCCGTACCATTCCGATGCCGGGTCGCGCTCGACCTCGCCGGCCGTCAGTTGGCGACGCGACATGACCGTCAGGTATTTCAACCCGCCCTTGCCGATACGCTCGACATCCAGCGGCGTGGTGAGATCCTGCTCGCCAGTACCGATGACCAATGCAGCGCCGCCCCAGAGCCGTGCCTTGATCTTCGCCTCAAGGATCTTGCCCTTGACGTTCAGACGCTTCTCTTCCGCCTCGATCGCCTCAATCTGCGGCTTGGTTGCCTGCCAGTCCCGCCAGGCACGCACGCTGTCGAATGCCGGAATGTCAACGATCTTCCGTGGCAACCAAGCGCCACGGTAGGCGTTCAGCAGCTCCTCGTCCGAAAGCATCGGCATTGAGTAGAACGTGGCAGACGCCTTGTCCCGGCTCGTGCCGAGGTTGGCGACCATGTTCGTCAGGCTGTCGCGGACGAACGCGATTATGTTACCCATGTCCGCTCCTAAACGTTCGCCAGCGTGAACGTGCTTGCGCTCAACAGCGCGTTGAAAGCACGGCTCGTGCTGTCGGCGTCATCGTCATGTGCCGCTTCGGGGAAACCCTCGAGCGATGAAAACCAAGCCTCGTTCCATGGTCCCCGAAGGACCAGGACATTGCCCGCTTCCACCTGAGCCGAGAACGGACTGAAGCGCGTGATCTTGTCGCCGGATTCCGGCGTGGCCCGAACGGTGAAGCCGGCGAGCATCTTCGTCAGGTTGGTGACCTGCGATTTGCCCGCCTGCCCCGGATCCTGCGGCAGCGATATCTGCGTATCCTTGCCGTCGGCTTCGGCGGTGTTCTTGATCAGCCGTTCGACACCCGAGGGTGACAGGCGATCTCGGCAATGATGGGCGACGATGTATCGGCCATCCGGCAGCTTTCCTATCTTGGTGCCGGCGGTCCAGTCTGGATCGTTGCTCTCTGTCTTCGGCGTTGCGCCCAGGTCCCAGCCGCGCATCCAGCGCGCGCCGGCGGGAATTGCATCGACGACCTCGCACCAGCCGCGGCGGAACAAGAGACCAGCCGCCGGCCGGATCTTCCAGTTACCACCGAGCAGACGCTCGCGCTCAACCGTGGGCAGCGCCATGAGGTTGGCGAGATAGCCAGGGTCGGCCGCCATCAGCGCCGCGTTGTCGGTCAGCTTGGCCGGGACGAATGTCACCGACTTCGGCGGGATCGGCTCGCCGTCGAGCGGATTGATGTAGTCCGACAATTCCGCCGGATCATCGGCCCAGACGATGGCGTCACCGATACGGACGAACCAACGAAGCTTGCCAGCCCGCTCCGGTATTGGCAGGCCCGTATCTGGGTTGATCCACCACGAAATGAACTCGGCAACCCAGCTATCGGCGTCCGGGTTGCAGGTCGCCCGGATATATGGCCGAACACCGCACATCGAGCGGTTACGCGAAACCATGTACCAGAACTGCTTGGCGCTGAAATGCGTCAGCTCGTCGAAGCAGATCAGCGGGATCTGCGAGCCCTGCCAATTCAGGACCGTCTTGTCGTGCTCAAGGTGAGCGAACGATACCGACGCGCCGGCCGGGAAATTCCACTGCAGCACATGCTCTTTCGGTACCGCGCCGATCGAGGGATAGAGCTTCTCGCTCTCGTCCCATAGACCGCCCTCGTTTCGCACCTGCACCGTCGACCGACGGAAGAACACGGCGCCGAACTGTGGATTGGCCACGTGGCGCAGCGGCTCCATGAGCAGTGCCCAGGTTTTGCCGCCGCCGGCCGAGCCTCCGTAGATGGCGATGTCAGCCGGGGAAGCAAGGAATGCTGTCTGCGGGCCAGCCTGCGGCCGAATGATTGTCTGGGCGCCCTGCCCTTGCTCAGCTCCTGCCATTGTCGGGTAACTGGAAGATCGTGACCGGTGATACTGGAACCGGCAGATCCTTTCCGTCCTTCCCCGTCAGTTCGCGCCGGTTGGTGTAGGCATTGCCCACCTCTTCCGCCGCTTGCTTCAACAATGACGAGGCCAGCACCATGTTGCCGGAGTTCTCCGCCTTCTCGGCCATGCGCTGTAGAGCCCGCAACCGAACGGCGCGGTGGCTGATGGCGATGGTGGCCGTATCCTCAAGGAACGTCTTGCGGGTCTCCTCGAACAGAGCACGCCACTTGGGCGCCAGGCCCGAGGCAGCCTTCTTGTTCGGGTCGTGGCTCTCGACGAGCTGTCGGCTCACATCGAGGCCGAAATCCTTCTTGACTGCCGCGGCAACGACCGACGGGCTATCGAAGCAAGCCAGCGCCTGCACGATGTAGGTCTTGACCTCATCGGAGAGTTTTGGTTTGGCCATTGATCCGTCAAAGTCCCGTCAAAGGAGCGGCAATTGGAACGATACAGCGCCGATAGACTAAAACTGCACCTCATTGGACGCGGGCAGCACCAATGGGAGTGGCAGGTCCTATTAGATGGCGGCAGTCCTATCCGATCAGGCCACATGGTTGGGGCTCGTATCCGAGCGAAAGCCGAGGGGCGAGCAGCAATGGAAGAGCTGACCGCTTTCGATATGGACTAGGCCACCCTTAGCTGACACGTGCCACATGCATGTGCGATCTGCACTCTTGCGATCTCGGGCTTCTGGTTGGCTGCGTCGACCATGGCGCGGACGCCGGCAGCATCTGCACCATAGCGACGGACAACGCCGACGAACTCCTCGACATCGTGACCACGGATGACGAACACCGGGCGGCCGGTCGATCGGCTGAACTTCGGCGCACCGAATGCGTCGACATCCTGGGCGGCGTGATAGAGCTCGTGCTCGACCAGCGCCATGAACTCGGCGTCTCCGCATTCCCTGCAGTAATCCGCGTCCAGCGTGATGATGAAATCAGGGACGTGGCCGAACCACTGCTTTACCTGCATCTCTGCTCGGGCGCGTGACCACTTGCCCATTGTGCCCTGCGGAGATCCTGTCTCGCACTGGCCGATGACACGACGGCCCTTCTTGCTGTTGCCGACAATGGTCCAGAGGAACCCGATGTCTGCGAAGCGCAGATGGGTGTGGTCTGGGTTGTGAACGGGCGAGCCGCCATCAATGAAGGTGTCTCGCACCCAGTCGGGCATATCCTCGGCGGGCGCGAAGCTGACTGCGCTGAAATCCTCGAATAACTCTGTCGGTGGTTGCGGTCGCATCAAATCACCACTTGCATTTGTGGCCGGCTCGCGCGAATTTCTCGTGCCGCGCGCTTTCCAGAACTGACATGGACGGCAACTACAGAGCGAAAGGATGAATGAATGGAATTTAAGCCCGGGGACACAGTGGAACTGATTTCTGGTGGACCGACAATGACCATCTCCAGCAAGCAAAACGACGGCGGCTGGTGGTGCCATTGGTTCAATCATCAGGCCGGCAATTGGGAACTGAAGGGACATTCCTTCAAGACAGAAACCCTTAAAAAGGTCTAA